TCCACCTTAAAGCTACCTTTGCCCTCAGCATGTCGCCCACTGTACTCCTTTAGCAGGTCATGCAGCGTGTCCAAGGTCTCAAACGAATGTTGTTTGAACTCTGTTAGCCGCTCATTGATGTCCTTAGCTACGGTGATAAGGCTGATGATCGCATCGGCTTTCATTGCCTCGTAGGATTTTTGTTTTTCTTGGCGTTCTTTAGCGTTTAACTCTTTCGCCTGTTCTATAAGTGCTGCACGCTCCTCGGCACTTAGTTGTGATAAATCTACACTCATTTTATTATTTTTTTAATTGTTATTACTCATCTATTTCTACCTCATATTCCCAATCCATGGCATCATCTTCCCTTATGTTGTCTATTAGCCATCCAAAGGCTTCTTCATACTCATCAGTGTTGCCAAGTCCAATAGTAATTCCATATTTTGCCATTTTATCTAACTGCTCAAAAACCTTATCAGGGACTTCTACACCCCCAAGCCCTACCGTGTAGGTTACTGTTATGCTTAAATCTTTAATAATTTTCATTTTTTATCTGTTTAAAAATTATCGTTCTACTTTTGCTTTAAATAACTTGTTGGTCTCTACCGGTTCCCATCCCTTTTCGGCTTCGTTGTACCACATCAGCACCCTGTCCTGATCGTATCTTATGTAAGGAGACTCCCAGTTATTTTCTCGTATCCATTCGTAAATGGTCAGTACCACTATTGGTACACTTGTTCTGTAACCCGCATGATACTGGTGTATCATTGTTCGCTCTGATTCTGATAAGGCTTGTAAGAAGTTGTCAAGCCTTAGCACTTCCGTATATAGCTGTTTCATTGTACTATTATTATCTATACTATTACTTATATACTTGCTCGTGACTTACTTATAAATTGTAACAGAGTTTTTGGATATATATGGTTTATGTCCTCTGCTGAGAGCATTATCATTAGCTCTACATCTGCCTTATCAAAGACGCCCTCTCTGAGTGCCTTGCCATAATATCGCTCTATACTACACTCTACCAAGTAGTGCCACTGATCATCATACCAATTATTGAGATAGTCATTACTTGTTAGGTCCTCTAACCTACTTACTATTCGTTTTTGCTCGTTCACTTTTTGGCACCATGCAAGGAAATACGCATGTCTGAGTGCTTCATATTGCCTATAACTGCAATCTAAGTAGTACAGCAGGCAATGCCTAAATGTCTTTTGTTTCTCTATAGTTCCCATATTTTATTATCTTTGTCTAATGTTCATATACATTTATTCGTTCGGCTCGCAACCGTGGTATAGCTCTGCTTTCTCTTTGTCTATGGTAAGTATCCCACCAGGACAACGCCCCGATACATTACATGCCAAGCCTTCCACTTGTATAATCACCTCTGCGAGCTTTTTACAAAGCCTTGCTACGGCTATGTCGGGCTCTCCCTTTTCCTCGTGAGCGAGGAAGATAAAGAGTACATTGCGATAATTTTTCCCCCATTCTCTAAGTTTAGGGGCTGTTAGCTCGTCTTTATAAACTGTGGTATTGTCTATAATCACTACTTTTGGAGCGCGTTGCTTACCTAATGCTTTCTCTATCTCAGTAAGCTCTGTATAGGGTACTATCTTTAACTTGCGGTTGCTTGGGTCAAGCCCACTGCGGATATATGCTTCTTGAAAGGACTTACTAATACCTTGCTCGGCACTTACATACATTACTTGTTCAAACTTGCTCAAGTATTCCGCTAACATTAATGAAAACCACGTTTTCCCTTGCTTCTCTCGCCCATAGATAATCCAAAATCCTCCTACTTCGGGATTGCCAAGGGCTTTCTCCCATACCCCCTCAAAAGGAAAGGTTTTATAGGTTTTTTCAAGTAGTTGCTTTCCGTATATACCTTTTATTCTTGCCATTAGCTTAACTTAATTAAATTCTCCAAATATCTAAGTCTTTTCCAATCGGAAGGAGTCACATCTTTTGTATTAAGGTCATTCGGGTTCATACACTTACGCACGAGCTTATCCACATCCTCCTTTTGCTTGGCATTTACCGATGCCACATCACCCAATAATTGTATGTAAAACTCCCTACGATCATCCGTTCCTTGGGGGACAATTGAGGTGATGTCAAAGAAGCGGTCGAATATCTCAGCATAACCTACCTTTTTATGAGCAATACCACTCTCTATCTTTGCCCTTAGTCCATCGGCTCCCATCATATACCAAGCACATTCCCCTTGGGTAGCGTTCCATAGCTCTTTGAGCTCAAGGAAAGCGTTGTAGTCCAAATCTCCTGCCTCGTCAAGGACAATAAGAGGTTGTTCTAAGTAGATAAGACACATCTTGATACTTGCCTTTACATCTACATACTTTCCAGTATTATCCACTCCTATAGTCTTAGCAAGCAATCGTATAAACTGCTGTTTGGTTTTCGCTTGGGAGCAATCCACATAGAAAGCATTTTTGAGCTTACGAACAATGTGTCGGGAGCAAAAAGTCTTACCTATACCACAATCATCTACTAAGATCATTGATTTGCTGTACTCCTTGCAGTAGAGTAGGTTATCTTCTATTTCAGTATATACTGCTGTACGGGCTACCTTCCAGGCGTTGTCTCTTACTTGTACCCCAAGCTGATGAGCAATTACCAACCATTGGGTATCGCTAATGAGTTTCTCCACTTCTCCTTTTTTAAGGCGGGAGAGGATAGCCCCCTTGAGGTTTAGGCGTTTGGCATAGTCGGCATCGGATCCTCCATAGTTCTCACGGTCGGAAAGAATCGCTTCCCTTACCTTATTTTTAAAGTCTATTGATAATTTCATATAGCATATTTTTTTCTCCAATTTTTAGTATATTCTGTCCCTGTACTTGGGTTGTAGAGGATTTGTTTGTCGTCTTCCTCCATAGTATCGTAGTCATCCAATATTTCTACTTCCTCTGCTTCGCATGCTTCAAATCGCTTGAGGTTGTTAATTACAAAAGAGCGTTTTGGCTTCGGTGTCTTGTCTATCACCCCTATAGGAGTAATCTCTTTGCTTTGGTGCTGTACATAGCGTACAATGGTCATTGTATAAGCATTTTGCAGCGCCTTGATAAGGGTGTCTTCCTCTGTTTGCTCGGCTTGTGCTCTTTGGAAACGTGGCATCGGTTGCACCTCACATACATAGCGGTTCCCACAGTAAGCAATTGCCTTTATAAGTTCCCCGTCATTGCCGTCCAACCAATACACCTCTATATCCTTACCTTCTATCTGTTTCATTTTCTCAATAAGTGGGTCGCCTGTAAGTATCTTCCCCGCTTCGGCTATTGCCATTTTCTGTCTGTTTAAGCTGATAAAGCCTTGTTTGCAACTGGTCTTAACAGAGTAACCAATATAGGGCAATATAGCTCGGTAGTTCGTCTCTGGTAGACTTTCCAATTGGTTATTGAGAAAATATTCCCAACGGCTTACACTCGGATCTTCATCGTGAGGTTCGTTGTTCCAATCCTCTATATCGGCAAGGCGTGCCTGTACGAGTTCGTTATAAGGGATAATCTTGGTAGCACCTTTGCCCGCTTGGTTGGCTTCGTTCTTAGCAAAGGGGCGAGGGATCCATCCGTCGGCATATTTTTCTTTGTTGTTACGCATCTTGCCAAACATACGTTCTATGTATTTCCCCTTGGCGTTATTAGCTTCCACTCTTACCTTTTGGAACATATACCCCTCTCTAAGGAAGGTGTCGCTAAAGCTACTATTAAGGGAGCTTTCGCACTCCAATTCATATGGGAGTTTTAGCCCCCATTGGTGATAGTTCCTTACTAATTGTCTGTAGAACTCAAGGATAATCCCTTCTTTGCTCTTTCCATAGACAAAGGCTGTCATACAGCGGCTGGCAATATCCACCCCAATATAGAACCATACCCTTTTTCCTTTTTCATACCAAAATGGAGGCTGTCTGTCGTCAATGGAGAGGATAGACCCCGCTTTGGTGGGTAAGTCCGTTTGTGCATAGGGGATAAATTGCCCCATAAAGGCTTGTCGGTTTCCGCTTCTTAGATTGTAGGAGATGATTTTCTGCTCCCAACTCATCAGATAGGCTTTGATAGTACTTTCGCTCAAGGCAGGAAAGCCCGTAGGTTCGTACAGTTCACCTGTTTCCTTGTTGAATACTTCTATATAGCCAGCCAAAAAGGCATCATATTGCCGAGATATATCAGTAGGAGTAGGCTTGTGAGTTTGTCCTACGAATAAGCCTTGTAGCACCTCTATGACACGCTCATCTACCTTTCGGGCGTTCTGCTTACCCTTTCCGTAAGGGTCTTTGATAACAGAGAGCAGTCCATCGGTTTTAAAGGCGTTTAAAGTGTTTTTAAAATGCCTTAAACTCTCAGGCAGGCTATGCTTACGACTTGGGGGCAAGGTCTCGTTAAAGCTCACTGCATCGGTAAGTAGGCTTTGAGCAAGTCCCTTGGTAGCACTCTTTTTATGCAATGCCTTGCGAATATTGAGTCGTTCCTGCTCAAGGGTAACCAAGGCTTGCAAGGTAGTAGCATTGATGATGTAGCGGTCTATCTCTTCATCGGTAAGGTGCTTGTCCCCACGTTTCCATTCACTATAGAAGCGTATTGTTTCGTCTTTTACTTGGTAATATCGCTCCAACAGATGACCTGCTTTTCGAGGATCACCCAGTGCCTCTTGTATCTCCTTGGGGAGGGTGTCATAGTCTATCAGTAGCCTACGCCCATTCCCACCCGATTGGAGTTTCTTAACACCATAAGGCTTACCTTCACTGCGAGAGATAGCACTCTGTAAGGACTTGAGCA